GTCCGGATCAACTCGGCCGACTCGCAGCCGCTCTACCTGTTCGGCATCACGCGTATGAACGTCGAGAGGCTGATGGCTGGCGAGCCGATAAAGCTCGACATCCCGTCGCTCGGCGGCACCGACAGCGTCGGCATCTTCTATGGCGACACCGCCGAGGAACTGCGCGCCGAGCTCGCCAAGATCAGCACCGCCGAAGAACTTGCCCGTCTGACGCCGGTGCTGGACCAGCTCGGCGCGATGGAGGCCGAGGTCGCAGCACGGCGCAAACCGTCGTCGCCGGAGAAGGAGCCGTTCGACACCTACGTGATCGAAACGGCGATCGACGGTCCAGCCCACGACGTCGACACCGAGGTCGAGGTCCGGCTGATCGGCAAGGTCACCGTCAAGCCGCGCCCCGGCATCACGTCGGGGCGCATCCGCGTGATCGACTTCGCAGGCCCTACCGCGCGGAGAGTGGCCGATGGCTGACGCGGCGCCGGAACTCACCGACCCGCGCTTCACCGCCGCGCTCGACCTGCTCCGGCGCACGGGTGCGAAGTCGACGTCGATCCGCTGGTCGGACGACGAGGAGCCGACGGTCTGGATGGCGGTCGTTGAGTGGCGCGTCGACCCGACACGCGGCGTGCCGATGGCCGAGGCCGAGGGCGAGTACGAGATCGGTTACGACGCGGCCGCCGCGCTTCACCCGCTGCCGGCCGTGCTGCGACTGTGCGAGCAGGTCGTGGGCGGGCCGGGATCGTTCTGCGTCCACTGCCAGCGGCCGGGTGGCTTCGCTGCCGATCTCAAACCGCGCGCCGACAAGGGCGTGTGCTGGTACCAGTGGGACCCGGAACTTGAGACGTTCCGTCGCTCGTGCGAGGGCGACTACCAGGCGCCCGGCCGCAATGACCAGTGCCCGTGTGGCTCGGGGAAGAAGTTCAAGAAGTGCCACGGCGCATGAGCGGGAAGAAGCGCAAGCGCCCGTCAGCAGTGCCCGCTCCGCAGGCCCCGCTAGATCCGGAGACTGGGCTGCCGGCGGTCGGGCGCGGCACCCCGCGAGAGCCTGAGCGCGTCCTCCGCCGGGCCCGCGAGAAGCACGCTCACCGCCAGCGCCTGAAGTAACGGCGCGCCCGACGGCGGGAGGCAGCCCCGGGTGGGGGAGCTGTCCGTCGGGCGCACCCTGACCGTACCCGCTGTGCGCCCTCCGGTCGCGCATCACGTCCTCAGGCTTGTGTTACCATCAGTAACGCAACCCGAACCAAGGAGGCACAGATGGCGAAGATCAGTGCGCGCGGCGATGTCGAGATCGCGCGCTGGAAGGGCGAAGACGGCGAGGAGCTCGTGCTCACGCGCAAGGGACGACTGCTCGGCAAGTGGACGCGCGGGGCGTCGTTCACGCTCGTGCGCACCATCACCAGCGTCGACGCCTTGGCGATCGCCGCAGATGAGGCCGGGCGTCGCGGCCTCGCGAGGGTCTAGCGATGGGCGACGTGAAGACGGCGAGCGAGGACGTGGCGACCCGGCTCGTGATGAACCGCGACACGTTGCTCGACCTCGAGCTGCGTGCACGGATGCGCTCGCACGTCGACGCGCGCGCCAACGATCTCGCCGCAGCGATCACGGGGCGTCAGGTGCTCTCGGACAACACCTTCCGCATCTTCTGCTCGCCCGCCGCACTCGCATTCATGCGCGAGGAGGCGCCCGACATCGCACGACGCTGGCCGTCGGTGTTTGGGGAGGTCGTGGTGCCGCGTACTGACACGCTCGCTGCGATCGGGGCGGGCGCAGTCGGGCGGGCGATCGTCGGCGTGGAGATCGGCCGTGACCAGAGCCTCACGCTGCGCCTCGAGGGCGGGCGGGCGATTCTCGTCGGCGTCGACGGGTCGATCGACTTCGACGCCGGCGTGGTCGTCAACGAACGCGTCGAGGACGTCATCCGCAACGGCCTCCACGCCGTCAGCGAACTCGAGCCGACTGGCGCAGAGGTCCAAGCGGCAGTCCAGCGCGCGGCTGCCGAGGACGACGCGAGAGGGCTACGGGACCGATGAGCGGGTTCGAGGTGACAGACGAGGACTTCCGGTGGCAGGGGCAACCCGTCGCCGTATTGGTCGACGAGCGGAGCGAGGCTGCGTTCTGTGAAGAGTGCGGCGGCCAGCTCTACTCGGCGCATTGGAGCGCGCGTCATTCGAAGGCGCTGCACGAGCGCGGCACCGGGCACACAGTAAGGCTCATCAACGCCGCCGAGGCGGTCAGTACATGACGATCGCGATCCTTGTCTTCGTCATCCTGATCTGGCTGACGCTGGCGCGCATCTACGGTCTGCTCAGCGCGACCTTGGACGCGCTCGGTCAGCCCGAGCGCCGAGAGGACAGGCGGTGACCGGCGTCTTCCTGGTCGCCCTCGGCACGGTCGTTGTGGGCTCGCAGGTCTTCTCAGAGCGCCCGTGGCAGCTCGGGATCGTGGTTGGTGTGGTGATCGGGCTGGCCGGGGCGCTGGTGCTGAGCGACCGAGCGGAGGCTTGCGATGACTGAACTGACGCAGCCGCGTGTGACGCGCTACACGCTTGGTGGCTGGGACCCACTCACGCCCTCGATCAGCGTCGAGCTGACGTGCGAGGCCGGCCAGGGGCCGCACAAGCCGCCGCACGACTGGTGGGCTGTCCGTGACGGCCGGGGATGCTGTCTCAACAGCGACGGCGAGTGGGAGTACGAGCCGCAGCCGTCCAGCCGTAAGGACGACTTCCTAGCGCGTACGCGGTTCACGGAACAGGGGGCGATCGCGGTGGCACGGGTCCGATATGACCGTGACCAGCGCCACGCCGATGAAAGAAGAACGGATGTCTGAGGACTCTGCGACTGATCGTGGCGTCGAACTGGTCGAGCGGTATGGCAACGCGCTCATTTCGATCAGCGCCGTCCTGAGCACCGCCGCGAGTGCCGATTGGAAGCTAAACCGTGTGCGCCTGATCCTTGCTGGCCTCGCGACGGACCCCCCGCGCGACCAGTCGTTCGGTGAGCAGGTCTACGGCTTCAATGCGCACGTCACCCAGCTCCTGGAGGACGGGCATGACGTGGACGCGCTGAAGGAGCAGATCGACCTCATGGCGGATATCCGCGCGGGGGCGTTCGATGGCTGAAGCAGACCAAATGACCAGGACTCGCCACACGGCCACGCCGATGAGCCGAGGCGAGCAGGGCATCGCCAAGCGGTTGCAGGAGTCAGCCGAAAAGCTGGCCGGTCACGAGCGCATGGCGAACGCCGAGCGTGTCCGACGCGACCTGTTGGTGATGAAGCTCCTGACCGCTGGGTGTAGCGAGCGCAAGGTGGCCGAGTTCGCGGGCATCAGCGGCGAGGCCGTCCACTACATCAAGAAGCGGTGGGAGAAGCGTCATGCCGCCTAGACAGCCCGACAACCAGCCAGACCGTAACCCAGAGCGCGTCCTGTTGGATGAAGCGACAAAGGTCAAGGATGAACTGGGTCGAGCACTTGATCGCCTAGAGGCTGCGAACGTGGTTGAGCAGGCCGCGCTGGACATCTGGGAGGAGACCCGGACCCACGCCGACTTCCTCGCCTACGCGGCTGCGGTTGAAGCGTGTAAGCCGCTCGCGCAAGAGGTCCGAGACGCGATGGCGCGGGCGCAGGAGTACGTCAAGTGACCTGGCTGACGACCGAACTCCGCGAGGCGGTCCACGTCCACCCGTTCTACGAGTCCGGGCACATCCTCGGGCCGTGGTGCTGGTGCGATCCGCGTCGTGACGGCGAGCGGTCGTCGGACCTGGACGAGTGCGAGAAGGCCGTACTCGTCCACCGCGACCAGTTGCAGAGGACGGTCCAAGAGTGAAGTCCCTCCGACAGAAGGACGACTCGCCCTTCGCCCGTGTCGAGGTTGCCGTCATGGAGGCCGAGCACGCCGCTCGCGCCGCGCTCCTGGCGCACGACATCGACGTCACGGCCTTGGTCCTGAACGTGGCCTTCTCCACACCCGAGGGCGGGCGCTATGCGGTTGGCTCGAAGGTGCCCGACCCCGCCCCCGAGTTCCTGGCGGCGTCGCTCTACGAATCCGCGATGGAGGCTGGCCTGAGCGCCAGCGACGTGCTGTGAGACAGCCAGGAGGCTCACGTTGGACGCGCTGACGATCCTGTTCCTCATCGGCGTGTGCGCTGTGCTGATCTTCGGCGGAAGCGTGGCGGGCGACTGATGGCGCGGCAGCAGTCCGTGCCAGTCCGCATTGACGACGACACCGCCGCGTCGATGAAGCGCGTGGCTGCGATGAAAGGCGTGTCGGTAGGTCAAGTCGCCTCTGAGGCGTGGACATGGTGGTGGAACCGCCACGGCGACCAGGTCGTGACCGACCTGCACGTCGCAGTCGAGGCGATGAGGCCAAAGTGACGTTCCTCTACAAGTGCCGCTGCGGGCTTCTCGTCAGCCCGATCTTCGGGTTTGGCATGTGCCAGTCTTGCGGCACCGCCACCATCTATCGGGAGACGGATCAAGTTCGCCAACAGGAGGAGATGGGCACGCTGGGCGCTCCACAGCCCGCGAATGTCGTTGAGCAATACGACCCGCCCACGGTCTTCCTGCGGCAGCGGATTGCCGCACTCCGGCGAATCAGCGCCGAGCTGCGCGGCTTCTTCGGCCCTGAGGCGCGAGCGGACCCAGAGGTTCAGTCGATCCTCCGCGACTGCGACACCTTGGATCAGACCGCCGCCGCGATGGCGACCTCCGCAAACGCGAGGGTGGTCAAGTGAGGGTGATCTTCGCCTTCGCACTTACGTGGGCGGTCATCGTCGGGTGTGCGCTGGGCATCACGACCGCCCTATGCGGAGGCCAGTGCTGATGGCTGAGTCGAGACCACCACCACAGGACGAGCCGGAACCCTGCGGCGAGGGCGTCTACTGGTGGGACGGCGAATACGAGGGCAACTGCGAACTACCGAAGGGGCACGACGGGCCGCACTTCGACGGGTTGTCGTGGTTCAACGACGACAACGAGGAAGTCGAGGAGCCGAAGCCGTGAGTAGGACCGATCTGGCGTGATCTTTCGCCCCGAGCTGGCTGAGAAGGTCCTCGCCGGCGACAAGACGCAGACGCGGCGGCTGAAGTCCGACAACCCGCGCTCGCCGTGGTGGCGCGAGCGGTGCGCGTATGTCGTCGGGCGTGAGTACGCGATTCAGCCTGGGCGTGGCAAGGTCGCCATCGGCCGGCTCCTCATCACTGAAGTGCGCGAGGCCCTGCTCGGAGACATCTCCTACGGCGACGCGCGCGCCGAGGGCTTCGAGTCGCCCTCGCACTTCATGCGCTACTTCCGCGAGCTAAACGGTGACCTCGACTACGACGCGCCGCTCTGGGCGCTCACCTTCTCACTCGTCGGCGAGTGAACGACGCGGCGATCGAGGAGCACGTCGGCGCACTCGTTGCGCTGCTACCACCGGATCGCATCGCGCAGCTCGCGCTTGGGCCGTTCACCGGAGACGATGACGAGGAGTGCCGCTTCTGCACCGTCTTCGATGACTGGAAGTTCTGTGGGACGCCGGGACGCTGGATCGGCAAGCCGGGCACCACGCAGCGGATGGTCCAGTCCCCGGCGCAGCGCCGGCGCGGGCGCGCCTTCGCACTCCTCCACGACTGGCACCAGGGCTGGCAGCTCTACGAGGCAAAGGCCATCGCGAACCCCGGCCAGGGCCCCGAGTGCTATAGGCGCTGCCTCCTGATCTACCGCGCCGCGGGCTGGCCGAGCTAGACGAGGAAGCGCGCCAGAAGCACGCAGTCGTGCGCCACGAAGGCGGCGTCGGCGATCAGTAGGGCGGCGATTGCCAAGACGTTCATCTCTCCCTACACGTACCCGGTGCTGCGCTACTGGCGGTCGCACTAGCGCGCCGGAGGTTGTGTTACCTTTGGTCACGGAATGGCTGCAGCCTCCGGACAGGCGGAACTCCCGCCGAGCATCGCGTCTCGGATCGACAAGCAGGCTGAGGGCTGCTGGGTCTGGGTCGGGAGCCGGACTGCGGATGGCTACGGGAGGGCGTGGCACGCCGGGCGGGATTGGGGTGCGCACCGCCTCGTCTACACGCTGCTGGTCGGACCGATTCCCGAGGGCCTCCATTTAGACCACGTCGGAGCGCGAGGCTGCACATCGAAGGCGTGCGTGAACCCGGCGCACTTGGAGCCGGTCACGCAAGCGGAGAACAACCGGCGGAGCGGGAGCAGGCAGGCCCACAAGACGCACTGCCCGCGTGGGCATGAGTACAGCGGCGCGAACCTCTACGTCCACCGCGGCAACCGTTACTGCCGTGCATGCCACCGAGAGTCTGATCGCGCGCGGGCGCGGCGACGATGAGCGAAGGCCTCGGCGTCGTCGCCGTCGACCTGTTCGCAGGACCGGGCGGGACCGACCTAGGAGCACGATCGCTCGGCATCGACCCGCTCGGCATCGAGTGGGACGACGCGGCCGTGGCCACACGTCGCGCAGCTGGCCTCCGGACGCTCCAGGGCGACGTCGCGGCTCTTGATCCCGTACAGGTCTTCGCCGACCACATCAACGCGCTCCGGCGCGCGGACTGGGAGCAGGCCGTCAGCGAGGGCCATGGTGATCCGGCCAGCCCACCGGAAGACCTCGACCCGACCACCTGCCTACTCCTCATCGCCTCGCCACCGTGCCAGGCCTTCTCGATGGCGGGCAACGGCGCCGGTCGGCGCGCGCTTGACGCCTATGCGCACGTCATCGGCCGGATGGCCAAGGGATGGAACGTCGACTACGCCGAACTCGACCGCATCTGCGAGGACCGCCGCGCGCATCTTGTCCTTGAGCCGCTGCGCTGGGCCGTCGTTCTCAAGCCCCGCTGGATCGCGCTCGAGCAGGTCGAGCCGGTGCTGCCGCTCTGGGAGGCGATGGCCCAGGCGCTTCGGACGCTCGGCTACCACACGTGGACCGGCGTCTTGTCCGCCGAGCAATACGGCGTCCCGCAGACGCGCAAGCGCGCGATCCTCCTCGCCTCGCTCGACGGTCCTGTCGATCGACCCGCGCCGACCCACCAGCGGTACATCCCGCCGCGTCGCGTCGAGGAGGCGACCGACTCGCTGTTCGACGCGGGCGAGCCCGAGCGCATCGTCGCGCCGGAGGACCGTCACCTACTGCCGTGGCGCTCGATGGCCGAGGCGCTCGGGTGGATGGAGAGCGAGTGGCCGTCTCCCGCCCCGACCGTCACCAGCGGCGGGACCGCGCAAGGGGGAGTGGAGGTCTTCGCTTCGAAGGCGAGCCGCGCTCGCGTTGGCCGAGCTGTGAGCTTCCGCGCGACCAACGATCGCCCGAACGCTGCGGAGCGCGAAGCGGATGAGCCAGGACCCTCGCTCGCCTTCGGCCACAACCCGCCGCGCTGGCTCGTCAGCACCGGCAACACAAAGGGCGGCACGCGGCCGGAGGGCCTTGCGCGAGAAGCCGACGAGCCCGCGCATACCGTCACGGGCCGTGCCGACCAGATGGAGTGGCGCGACGGTGAGCACCCGACGCACCTGAACACCGGCCGCGACTGGAAGCCGGGCGGCACGCGCGAGGACGCACAGAAGATCCCGGTCGACCAACCGGCGCCAGCGGTGTCGGTGAAGTTCGGCGGGCAGTCACAGTGGGTCCACGACCGTCCCGCCACTACCGTCGCCGGCGACCCGCGCGTCCATCCACCGGGCCACAAGGTCAACGGCGACGACGTCGCGGCTGGGCGCGACGGCTACGAGGAGCGCCGTGGCGAGAACGCGATCCGCGTGTCGATCGCGGAGGCAGCGGTCCTGCAGTCGTTCCCGCCCGACTACCCGTGGTGCGGGACGAAGACCAAGGTCTTCGAGCAGATCGGCAACGCCGTCCCGCCGCTGCTCGCACGGGCGTTCCTGAGCGAGCTGCTCCCAGTTGAACGGCCTCTCACCGAAGCCGCATGAGTGCGCTCGCCAATCCCCGGGCGCGGGTCGGTGGGACGATCACGCTGTTCCCGACCATCCAAGTCCGCGCGGTCGAACCGGACGAGGCTGACTTCTATCTCGACGTTTGGGAGCACTCGCTCGGCACGCTCGAGCGGTGCTTTGGGCGCGAAGACTGGTTACGTGAGGTCGATGGCAAACCTGTGGCGGTCGCGTCGGGAGCCAGCCTTGTCGGCACCTGCGCGCGCCGCTTCGTTGATGGCAAGCCAGCGGAAGAGTCGGTCGCGCGGCAGGAGTGTGTCGAGCTGGCGCGCATCGCGCGCCACCCCGACCACCCGCGCGCGCTTCGCGCGATGCTGCGCGACTGGACGGACTACCTCGCGCCGCTCTGGCAGGACTGGCCCGTCCACGCAGCTGTCTCGTACGCAATGCCCGGTCGCTCCGGCGGTCTGTACCGCTTCGACGGGTGGGAGAACTGGGGGCGGCGCAAGGCCTCGACTGGTGGCGGGACGTGGAGCGGACCAGGGCGCGCGATCGGCCACGCTGACGGCTACACGACGCTGTGGGTCTACCGCTACGAGGCCACAGCGTGACGCCGACTTGGCAGATCCTCGAAGGCGACTGCCGCGACGTGCTGGCGACACTGTCCGACCAAAGCGTCCACACCTGCGTCACGTCGCCGCCGTACTTCGGGCTTCGCGATTACGGCGTTGCCGGACAGATCGGACTTGAGCCGACGCCCGACGAGTTCGTGGAGGCGATCGTCACGGTCTTCCGCGAGGTCCGTCGCGTCCTACGCGATGACGGCACCGTGTGGCTGAACTTGGGAGACAGTTACGCCAGTAGGTCACTGGGCTACGACGCTCCGGCGGGAGCGACCGCGACCGTGCGCGGAACGCTTGACGGCCGGCAGCGCAAGCCGAGCAGCGGTGGCGACGCCAAGCCAAAGGATCTCATCGGCGTGCCGTGGATGGTGGCCTTCGCCCTCCGTGCTGACGGCTGGTACCTGCGCTCCGACATCGTCTGGTCGAAGCCGAACCCGATGCCGGAGTCCGTCACCGATCGGCCGACACGGAGCCATGAGTACCTCTTCCTGCTGTCGAAGTCGGCGCGCTACTTCTACGACGACCACGCGATTCGCGAAGCTGATGTCGGGAGCGACCACCCGAGAACCGTTCTCCATCGTCCTGAGCCATCGGGTGGCGTATCGCCTCCGCACAACGGCATCCGCAAGGCAGACGGGCGGAACGGGACCGGGCGCAACAAGCGGTCGGTCTGGAACGTGCCCGAGCAGTTGTGGAGCCAGTTCCTTGTGTGGCTCAATGACCAGCCTAAGGGGAGTAAGCCGGACGTCTGGCGAGTCGCGACGCGCCCCTATGCCGACGCGCACTTCGCCACCTTTCCGCCGCAGCTGATCGAGCCGTGCATCTTGGCGGGCGCGCCCGAGCGCGCGTGCGGCGTCTGCGCTGCGCCCTACGAGCGCATCGTGGAGCGGACGCCGATGGAGGTCCGGGCGGGGCCGTCGCGAGAGGCGCGACGGGCGGCGAGCGGGGGAGGAGCCGAATCGCGGCGTGCGATCAACGGGACGATGGTGGCACCACCGGAGTCGCGCACAGTCGGCTTTCGCCCGACGTGCGACCACGACGACATCCGCGCTGCTGTGGTGCTCGACCCCTTCGCCGGCGCGGGCACGACCGGCGTCGTTGCCCTCCGTAATGGGCGCTCGTTCATTGGCATCGAGCTCAACGGCGACTACGCGGAGATGGCTCGCAACCGGATCCGCGACGACGGGCCGCTACTGAACGTGCCCGCGGAGGTCTCCGCAGGCGCGTGACCTCCGGTAGCACAAGGTCCTTCTCTTCTGATACCTTCGGTCACGCAACCCGAACTCTGGGAGGGAGAGGTTCTGTGACCGTCAAGGCACCCGAGAAGCCCCAACATCTGACCGCTCTTGAGCACGCGAACGAGGTCCGGCTCGCCGCGGCGCGCCTGAAGCGCGACCTCGCGGCAGGACGGGTGACAGTCCGCCAGGCGCTCCGCGATCCGCGCGCCGGCTGTCTGACCACCCTCGACCTGCTGATGGCCCAGCATCGCTGGGGCCGCCAACGCGCCGTCCGGGTCCTGACGCCGAACCTGATCCCCGAGCTCAAGCGCATCCGCGACCTCACCGACCGCCAGGTCGAGATCCTCGCCGACGCATGTCGCTGAATCCCGAGAGCCTCCGGCTCATCGCGCGCGAGGACTGCGAGACCTGCGGCGCCACCGGCGAGCAGCCCTCCGACGACTGGCGCGGCTTCGAGGCCTGGGCCGACCGCCAGGGCAAGCGCGGCCCAGACCGCGACGACGCCGATGTCATCGAGTCCTACTTCCTCGGCGTACTCGGCATGGAGTCGGTGCCACCGATGCGCGAGGAGTGCGACAAGTGCGACGGCGCCGGCTGGACCGAGACCGAGATCAGGGTCGACGCGTTGCTTGAGCTGGTCTGCGAGTGGGTCGAAAAGCCGCTGATCCCGCGCCCCGAGCTCGACCAAGTCATCCAGACGCTGAAGGACTCGATGACCTCGGCTGCGTCGATGTCGCAGGGCCTCGGCGACCCGCTCGACGTCGGGTCGTGGCTGCGCGCCTGCCAGGAGGCGGCGGAGGCGCTGCGCGCAGTCGGCGAGCTGCGCCCGCACCGGAGAGACCTGTGACGACTGAGGAGCAGATGGTGCTCGAGGCTCTGGACAAGACGCCCGTGCTGGAGGTCATCAGCCTCGCAACTGGTCTGTCTACCGAGGAGGTCGAAGACGTGATCGCGCGCATGCGGAGCGACCTGTGAGCGGCCCTTGGACGCCTAGGCGCGAGATGCCCGGCACCGCGATCACATCCACACCCCCACCGAGAGGAGCACCACCCGTGGCAGACACGCCCAACCCTTACGACCGGCGAGAGCCCAGCGACAGGCTACGCCGGACCGACCTCGGTGCTGGCGAGGCGATGATGCCGATGCTGTCCAGCATCTTGGACGACGGGCGCCGCGCCTACCCGGGTTTCGGCCTCGCGCGGCTTGAGGAGGTCATGCGCGACGAGTACGCCCGCGGCTTCAATGCCGGCGAGGCGGCCGAGGAGCGGCGCATGGAGCAGCGTCTGCCCGAGATCAAGCGGCGCGTGTGGGACGAGGGCTGTGCGGCTGGGGAGTTGGCCGGCCGCGCCGATCTGCTGGAGTCGATCGCCGACCAGTTCGAGGAGCCGCTCGTGAGGCGCGTCGGTATCGCGAGCGACGTCCTTGCACGGCATGCCAAGGGCGACCGCTCGGTCACCAAGGGCGCGCTGGCGGCGCAGCTCGAGGAGTGCCGGAACGCGCTGGTGGAACTGCGCGAGGCCCACCACAACGGCTTCGCGGTCGTCCCGACCTAGTGGGCACGCGCGCCGACCTGGTCGCCGTCGCCGCATCGTCGGCCGCAGCCGCGAAGGACGCGGACGGGCCGGTCGCGCGCCGCGAGCACGCCGAGGCCGCCAAGCTCGCGCTCGAGGCGGCTGCGCTCGCCGACGACCTCGGGCCCGGCGAGATCACTGCCGCACTCAACGCGCTGCAGGAGGAACTGGAAGCCGCCGGCGTCCTGGCCGAATCCGTTGTGCTCGAGCCGATCGAGTTCCTCCGCCTGACGCTCCGCGCGGTCACGACATGGCAACGCGAGGCGGCAGAGGGTGCGGCGTACGTGCAGGCCTACGTCGGACTGCGCGACCTCTGCCAGCGGCTCGAGCGCGACTTCATCGCCGGTGACACAGAGACATCGCGGCGCATCGCGGCCCGGATCCACACGGGGCTTGACGAGGCGGCGCAGATCATCAAGCAAGCAGCAGGAGAGGAGACAGATGGCGAGCAGTAGTGACAATGGCAAGGCCACCGAGCGGGACACGAAGCGGGTCGTTCTGAGGCGCCACCGCGTGATCGTCGCGCCGGAGGCGCTGGTTGAACTGACCACCGAGAACGCGAAGGCGATCGCCACGGCACTCGGCGTCAAGAACATCCCGCCGCTCGAGGAGGCGTGGATCGTCGTCGGCGAGTTCGAGGGCGCGTCGAAGACCAAGGCGATCGAGGCGCACGCTGGGAAGCCCGGCACGCCGGACGCGAAGCCGGGCGTCTATAAGGCCCCGTCAGTCTCGGCCTTCGCTGGCGGTGAGGAGTATGTGAAGCCCGCTCAACCCAAAGTCGAGCGACGCGCCCTGGTCGACTAAAGGTCCGCCGCAGAGTGCCGATATGGACGTGTCGGCGCCTGCAACGGCCGACAGGAGACACCGCGATGAGCGTCAAGGTCCAAGGCAATCGCTGGTGCGACCGCTGCAAAGCGCCGGTCGTCGCCGTCAAGTCCACCCACCGCATGCGCAACAGCGCCGTGGCGGTCACCGCTCCGCTGACGGGTGGGCTCTCGCTCGCCGGCGCGAAGCGCGATCCGTACGTGTGCGCGCAGTGCGGCGGCCCGACCCAGCGCCTCCGCGTCGAGCGCGAGGCGCGCCCGCTTTACGCGCCCGCGTGGCTGATCGTGGCGATCGTCGTGGCCGCAGCCGTTACGGCGTATCTGCTCGCCCAGATCATGGCGAGCCAGTAGGTCGCGCCTGCGAGACCTCTGGTAGCACGTTCGCGCCTGCGGGTGCGATACCTTCGGTCGCAGAGTGCCGCGCCGGAAGCCCGTCTGTCCAGCAGCAACCACCGTCGGTGATCCGTCCCGCCCATCGGTCGTCTGTGGCGTACTGGACCGCTCGAACGACGGCGCGCAACTCAACGGGCTCACCGAGCGCGGTCAGGTAACGCCGCTGTTCGACGGTCGGCGCGACGCGAACACGGTCACCCTCCTGTGCTGCGGTAGCGACGGTGCCGGTGGGCGCTGCTACTACACCGAGTGCGTTCTGTGGCGTGCGGCCAAGGAGACGGACTGGGCAGGGCGCTCGGGGCCCGACGCGCTGCGCGATCCGCAGGCCGGCCTCGCCGCTGCACGGGCGGCCTAGCCGGTGGGCGCGCTCCAGCGCATCGGCCAGCGCCTGATCGAGGCGGTCGAGGACCGCACAGGGCGCGAGGTCGTCCCGCGTGACACGACGCAGTTGCTCGAGTCGGCCGAGTCCGACAACCGCGTCCTTCGCAAGACCCTTGACTTCATCGGGTTTAGCCTGCTGAACAGCCAGGGCGTGCCGCAACTCGGGCGGATGCCCTCGGACATGACGCCGGTCGCGCGCGTTGCCGCCGCCGCACAGGCCCAGCGCGCGTGGATCGATGACCCGATGGCTGGCCAGCAGGTCGACCTCTACGTCTCGTTCGTGCTCGGGCGCGGTGTGCCGCGCGCGCAAGCACACGACGACGAGGTCCAGGACATCCTCGACCGCACTTGGGACGACCCGGCGAACAAGCGCATCCTTACGTCGTTCGCGAAGCTGGTCGAGAAGGCGATCGACCTCTCGATTCAGTGCAACGTCTTCTTCACCTTCTTCGATGACGGCGAGGACGGGATGTGCCGCGCCTCGCTGCTCACCTTCGAGGACGTCCAAGAGGCGGTCCGCCACCCCAAGGACAAGTACCGCATCCTCTACTACAGGGCGCTCGAGCGCATCGTCGTCTACGACTATGTCAACGGCCGCTACGTCACGCCGGTCGGCAAGGCCGGGACGCCGAAGACCGTCTACTACGAGGCCTGGGACGCGTTCAACGACGACGACCCGGTGATGGCCGCCCAGGACGAGGCAGCCGGCGGGCGCGAGCGCCTGACGCCTCCGCCGGGGATGATCCGCCCCGGCAAGGTCGTCCACCTGGCGGTCAACAAGACCACCGAGATGGCCTTCGGCGTGCCGCGCATGCGGCGCCTGCTGCGCTGGTTCACGGCCTACAACGAGACGCTCGAGTCGCACGTCAACCGGATGAAGGCGATGGCCTCCATCTACATGAAGGCGACGGTCAAGGGCTCCCAGCGCGACCTCGATCGGCTTGGCCAGATGGCGCTCGGCCGGCGCTCGGCGTTCGGGGAGTCCAAGGAGGTCGAGCAGAGCCGCCCAATCACCCCCGGGCCCGTCGGGCCCGGCATCCTCGGCCAGAACGAGTCGCTCAACTACGAGCCGTTCAAGATCGACTCCGGCGCCGGCGATATGGCGGAGTCGGTGCCGCAGTTGCGGGCGCAGCTCTCCGGCATGTTCCCGCCGACCTACTACGGGCAGGACCCGGGATCGATCGCCGGGTCGCAGTCGGTCGAGTTGCCGGTGCTCAAGTTCATCGAGCGCGAGCAGGAGGCGTGGGCGGATGTCTTCCGCGCGCTCGGCGATGCTGCGATCCAGTCTGCGATTCGCGTCGGTGACCTTGACGAGTGGCGCGACGCGACACCCGACGAGCTCGACGCCCTCGCCGCGGCCGAGGAGTCGGGCGCACCGCTGCCCTTCGAGGTCGGATCCGACGGCCGGGTCAAGCGCGATCTCGGCTTCGAGGTCTCACTCCCGTCGCCGCTCAAGCGCGCGATGGGTGACCTAGTCACTTCCGCAGTTCAGGTTGCGGCGGCCGTCGACCCCAACGGCGACTTCCCCGAGATGTCGCGCTGGCTGTTCGGCTTCTGCCTCGCCGAGGCCTTCGACGTCGAGGACCCACAGCGGATCGTGGACCAGGTGCTCCCGCGCCACATCGCAGAAGCCGCGGCGGCTGGCGACGTCATGATCGACCCGCAGACCGGAGAGCCCGTGCCTGCCGATGGCGCGACGATCACCGGTCCCGACGGCAAGCAGCACCCGCCCGACAACTCCTACGGCGCACGGGTCAAGTCTCCGAACCCCGAGGAGCGCCGCGTCCAGGAGGCAGCGGTCCAGCGCCGCCGCGCCGCCTCACGCGCGTCGCGTGCGCGCCGGCGCGATGTTGTGGAGGCCTTCGATGAGGACGTTGCAAGGGTCGCGCGCGAACACCTGCATCGCCTCGGCAACGTGCCTGAGATCCCGTCGGCCAACGGGCACGGGCCGTAGGCGGAGGCCCGATGCCGCGCCGCGACGGCTTCCCGACCGCCGAAGAGATCATCGCCGCGCAGCGCGCCGGCCAAGGTCCCGAGCCACCACCACCGCCGGGGCAGGGCGTGCCGCCGAGCGTCGCCGCAGCGGCTGCGCTGGCTGCGACCTCTGACGCAGCCGACAACGCCCATGCTGCGCCGGCGGCACTCGTTCCGATCCTCACACCGCTCGCGATCAACGCCGCAGCGGCCGGGATCATCGGTGCCTTCGACCGCTTCCTCGACGGGCGCCGGCTCGACCAGGAGGACTACGTCACCGAGCTCCTCGAGGCAGAGATTCCCGACCTCGAGGAGGGTGAGCGCCTCGACGTCGTCGGGTCCGAGCTCGACGCCGAGCGTGCCTTCGCTGCCAACGCTCGCGCGCGCCTCGACCGCGATCTTCCGAAGGCGCTGTCGATCGCAGACCGGACGCTGCGCGAGGCCGAGGTCCAGAAGGTGCTCGATCGCGAGCGGCGCTATGTCGAGATGCGCGAGGACGCCGTGGCGGTGCGGGCACTCGGTGCGGCCGAGGCGAAGCTCATCGAGTCGCGCTCGCCCGAGGGTGCCTACTGGCGGCTGTCCCCCTACGCCAAGGAACACACACTCGACTGCCTCGCGATGGGCGGCAAGGTCTGGCCGTGGTCAGTGCTCCACGTCCACCGGCCGCCGCTCCACGTCGGCTGCGAGTGCGAGCTGTGGACGATCGCGCGCGCGATCAGTGAGGGACTCGTCCACCAGGGCACCTTCCAGACAGCCGACCAGGCGATCCACGCGCTGTCGATCACCGAGGCCGACTTCGACGCCGACGAGGTCGACGCCGAGATGGCGCTCCTTGAGGCCCGCTGGGCCGAGCACTACGGCAAGGGGACGACAAAGGGTGGTCAGTTCCGACCTAAGCGCGGTGGCGATCCGGGTCGCGTTCTTCGCCGGCGTCGCTCGGTACGGATGCCGCACATGCACGTGCCGACTCCCGCGATGGGCGCGGAGCCCGTGTCGGAGCCGGGCGACCGACTCGACGTGCGAGCGATGCGGACTGCCGATCTCAAGGTTGGGGATCGCCTGCTGGTCGGCGACGAGCTAGAGCGGATCACCGAGGTCCGCTCGCCGGGCTTGCTCCACCTTGAGCACTCCGGCCTCGTCTACATCGACCGCGAAACCACGCGCGGGGTGCCGGCCGAACCGGTGACCGGCGAGGAACTCCCCGCCGGTCACGACGTGCCGGCTACTCCGCCGGAGTGGGCGCGCCATAGAATCATCCGCACCCACGAAGGGCGCCGTTACGTCCTTGGGTACGCCGAGCACCAAGCGGACGCCGAGAAGAACGCCGACTGGTATCGGACGAACGTCTACGGAGGGCCGCACGGCGCTGGTGGCGAGATCAGCGTCGAGCCGCTGGTCACCGACCACGGACTCCCGGAGCTTCCCAAGCCCGCCGACAGCGACCGCTACGAGCTGCGCTACGGCGACAACGCGTCGCTCGTCATGTGGGACCGCGAAGCGCACAAGCCGTTCGCGATCTGGGACGACGAGTGGGATCTCGACGCGGTCAGGCATGTGCTAGACGAGCACAACGCCTCGCAGCGCGAGAAGGTGCGCACCGAGGAGCCGCCTCCACCGCCAGCGACCGGTGGCGCGGCGCACGACGACGTGCTGAAGGTCGCGCGCATGCGCAAGCCCTCGGACGCCGGCGAGCTCGCGCCGGGCTTCCACTTCGACCCGGACATCAGTCGCTCCGAGGCGCGCGCCGATGGACTCCATCTGCCGCCCGGTTTCTTCAAGCAGTCGCGCGCGGTGCGCGAGAAGGTGCTGTTCCGCCACCTGGGGGCGCAGCTGGCCGACAGCCTCGGGTCCGACGGGCTGGCCGGCCTTCGCGACCAGGACCCGCACCTTGCATCGCGCAAGGCGGTCATCGACACCTACTACGCGCTGAACTCCGCTGCGCGCGACCGCGACGTCGACCTCCACCCAGATGCGATGCGGCTGGTTGCGACCGCCGCGATCGAACGCGGAGTTCCGCTCCACCCTGACGCTGCGAAGCTCGCGCGCCGTCGCGAGACGACAGGGCTGCCCGCAGATGAGCATCCCGTGATCGATCTCGCGCGCCAGCTCACGGGCGGGCGAGCCGAGGAGCGCATGTCGCTCCTCAATGCGGCGGGCTTCACCTACGCCGGCGAGCTGCCCGACGGCAAGCACGTCTACCGCTCGCACGATCAGGGCGCGACGATCGTCTACGACCGCGCGGCGCTCAGCGCCACGGGACGGATCGACGCACACGCGGCCGACGTGCCGGACCTGCTTGCTCTCAGCGGTGACGCGGCGGACGAGCACCTGACCCGGCAGGGGTTCACGACATCGACGTGGGCGCATCCGTGGCTGGAGCACGTCCACCCAGACGGCCGCGGGGTCGCTATCAGAGGCGAGAACGGCAAGGTCGTTCAAGCGCGAGCGTTCACGCCCACCCAGGACGAACGCAACCGCGCTAAGGGCGTGCGCCTCGCTCGCGATCCGCTCGGCTCGGTCCGCCCCGGCGCGTCGATCGACACCGTCGGCGAGGCTCTCCGCGCTGGTGGCTGGACGCCACTACGCGTCGGCTCCGAAGATCCGGCGGACACCACGACGGACTTCAGCCGCTCTGCGCCCGGCCACGAGAGAGACCACGTCCGGATCGTCCATCGCGACGGCGTCGTGGTCCGGGTCGGCCGCCCCGGGCCGACGCCGGGCTCGATCGTCAGCGACGAGGAGTACCAGCGCCGGCGCAGCACGACCCGCGAAGCGCGCGAGGCTGAGGAACGCGCCCGAGAGGCCGAGCAGGAGGCCGAGAAGCGCAAGCGCACCGAGCAGTTCGAGGGTCTCCGACAGGCACTCGAGCAGGGTAAGCAGCCGCCGCTCGAAGGCATGCCGATGCGCGAGACCGTGCTCCACATGCGCGACGAGATGGGCTGGCAGGTCGTCACGGCAAGGCGACGCGGTTACCGCCAAGGCGGGGGCGTCGTGTACACGCTTCGCTCCACGAACGGCGACACGCTGACCTTCAACGGCGGCGCGAAGGTCGAGAAGGTCACGAAGTTCGCGCCGGCGCCAGAGCTCGCCCGCCAGCGCGTGGTGGGCCGCCCGCCTAAGGACTTGCAGGAGTTCAACAGCGACGCGCTCGGCCGCGTCGATGAGCTCGCCGCGCAGTTCGGCGCGGTCGGAGAAATCAGCACGATCCTCTACGGCAACCGGGGCGACCACGCCGCTGTCCGTGAGTGGAACGGAACGATGGTCATGGGCCGGGGCGTCAAGCCGTCGATCACGCGCTATCTCGCCAAGCGCGCCGCTGGCGAGCCGACGACCGACGAGGACCGCCTCGACTTCTACTCCGCGCTGCAGACCGTCCAGCACGAGATCAACCACGGCGTCACGGCACCCGGTGCTAAGCGCACAAGCGGGTCGATGACACCGCGCGACTACCAGGGGCCGGGCGTCGGTTGGGAGGAGTCACTGACCGAGGAAACCGCGCACCTGTTGGTGACCGACTGGCTGCGCTCGTACGGAATGACGGAGGTTCTGGAGGCGGTGAAGCGCCACCCCTCGGATCGCCGTGTCCAAGGCGTCTACCACCACTATCGCGAGTCGCTGCGCAAGATCCTTGACGACGCGGGAGTGCCAGCCGAGGAACGCCCGGAGCTGCTGCTGCGGATGAAGTTCCAGATGACGCCGAAGGAGCGGCTGCGGCACGTCGGCGAGCGTCTCCAATCCGTAGGGCATGTCCGGCGCAACATGCGCAGCGGTGGTGACATGTCTCCGGAGGACGAGGCCTACTACCGGATGACCACGGTGGCGCGCGCCTCCCGCCACCACGGCCCCGACTGGGAGCCGGTCGTCCGCGCCGACCTGAGTGACGTGCTGACCGGGCCCGAGCTGAGCCCCGGCTCCGAGGCGATGCTGACGAGCGGGCACACGGTCCGCATCGAGGACGTATCGCCGTCCGAGATCACTGCGACGCTTCCCAGCGGACGGATGCGGGTGTTCAAACCCGAGGACTTCTATGACGAGACCCGTGACGGACCGATGTCGCAACCGACCCAGGACGGTCGGCGGGTCCTGCCGGGCTGGTACGTCTCCGTCGACGTACCCGATGACAGCGGCGAGCTCGGCGGGAGGCTCGACGGCCGGGTCGTGGAGGTCATCGCGGACGGGTCGATGGTGAAGGTAGAGACCGACGATGGCCTGACGCTCTGGTACTCAGTCGAGAGGCTGCACTAGATGACCGCCTCCGCCGACTACGCCGAGATGATCGAGGACGCGGTCACCGATGGCGACGCGCTGGCGCGCCTCCGCGAGCAGGTGATGGCCGATCAGGAGATCACCGACGCGCAGCGCGAGGATCTCACCGGACTCTGCGACCGCTACCAGGACGACCTACGACTCGAGAACGAGGCGGTGGAGACGACAGCCATGATCGACGCGCTGGACGAGGATGCCGGCACCACGTAAGCGGCCCTCGCCACCGGCGAGGATGATCGAGCTCCTCGTGAGCGAAAAACGACGCGTGCTGGACGAGAAGGGCTACGTCACCGAGGAGGACTTCCTCCTAGCGTGGGACGCGTCCTGGGCGATCATGGTCACCGAGCGCGCGTGGCCGCATGCGACGACGCATCGGCGCGACTGGCGCCGGGCGATGAACCAGGCGCTCAAGCCGGAGGCGTGCGCGTGCTTCCTCGGTCGCCCGACCGGATTCTTCAAGTGGGCCGAGGCCCTCGCCGAGGCTATGGACGAGTCGCGCTTCGCCGGCGAGGAACTACTCGAGGGCCAGCTCGTCGCCTGACGGTCAGCGGTTGCGCTTGCGCGCGTTCGCGGCTGCCTTGCGTCGCGCTCTACGCCGCTCGAGTTCGCGCCGACCGATGCGCTGGGCGTGTGCGACATCAGCGTCGACAGGCATGACGGTCCCGCCCGCGCGCACGACATCGGCCATCTTCTTCAGCCGCTCCTTCTCCTCCAGCGCGTCGACCAGCTCGGCGGCAGCGTCGAGCTCGGCAGACCGCAGCGGGCGCTTCGGATTCATGTGCTCGACCGGCGGATCGAAGACTGCGGCTGGGATCGGAGCGGTCTCCCCAAGCATCTCGCGCATCTCGGCGGGCGTCGTCGTGACCACGGTTACCTCCACTTCGTGACGAGGCCGGAGTCCGCCAGGACAGCAGCTCTACGGTCCGAGCCGGATCTTGCCAGAGCGAGGGGATGTTCGCGACGCGCGCAGCGATACCGTAGGTCGCATGGCGCGCCTCGTCATGGACCCTGCGGAACGCGCGCTCGCAGAGGCGACGTGCGACGCCCTACGGCTCTCAGAGTCGGCCAAGACCGCGATGCTGTCGCGGACACACGCGCCGATCGGCAAGGGCGGTACGAACTGGATCACGAAGGCCAAGCCCGGCAACACCGGCCAGTTGCCCGCCTACATCCAGAACGTCCGCAACGCGATCATGCGCGACGGCAAGTCGGAGTCGGACGCGACCCAAATCGCGATCGGCCGCGTGCGTGACTGGGCCGAGGGCAAGGGCAACGTCGGTCCCGAGGTCAAGGCGGCAGCGGCGAAGGCAATGGCGGAGTACGACGCGATGCGCGCGAAGTCCAAGGCGAAGAAGGGCGGGAAGATGCAGGAGACACCGACGGGCGCTCTCGCGACGGAGCTGAGCGACGACCAGATCGGGAACCTCTCGCTGCTCGAGGCTCCGTTCGATGAGCACGCCCACCCGCGCAGTCGCACCGGGCAGTGGATCACGAAGCTCGGCGGGATGAAGCCGGGGTCCAAGACCCACATCGATGGCATCACGGTCGAGCGCAACAAGCGCGGCGACTTCACCGTTCACCACCCCCCGTCGAGTCCGCGCGGGCGCAACCCCGACGTGCCGAATGCCGACGCAAATCTCGCCTCGCCTGAGGTCGCCGCGGACTCGCTAGCGGGTGCGGTCCCGCACGCGCCCGCCCATAACCGAGCGGGTCGGCCACGTACGCTGAAAGAGCAGCAGCGGTTCAACTCGGCGAACCGTCGCGCCCAGGAGGTCGCCGCGAGCCGCCACCTGCGGATCCAGCGTGAGAACGGCCGCAAGGGCGAGATGCCGATCGCCACGAAGGATCCCGAGGCGTGGGACGCGTACATCGGTGCCGCTCCGTCGTTCGCTGCGGCCCAGGACCGCATGCACGAAGCGCAGCAGGCGGGCGTCGACTTCAAGGCGATGATGAAGGTCAAGCGCCGCTAGCCGATGGGCTGCCTCGACCGGCATCTCGCGCCGGAGGAGCTCGGCGACCTCTCGCTCCTTGAGGCGGCGAGCACCGCGCCGCTGTCAAACGCAAAGCGCCGGCCGGGCGAATCGCTGCACTCGTGGGGCGAGCGCCTGAAGGCCGGCGACAAGGCCAACGAGAAGGCTGCGAAGAAGACAACACGTGGTGGCAAGGACGTTGACTTCGAGAAGAAGCACCCGCGCACGCGCGGGGGCAAGTGGACGTTCAAGAGTGGCGCGGCCGGCTCCGAGGTTCGCGGCATCCAGCGCCGCATCGGCGCGAAGGTCGACGGCAAGTTCGGCCAGATGACACGTGCCGCCGTCATGCGCTTCCAGCGCCGCCACGGCCTCCAAGTCGACGGCGTGGTGGGCAGGCAAACGGTGGCTGCGATGCGCGGGCGCAAGGGCACGGTCAAGCCCGGCGCCATGACGGCTACGGACCGCCGCTGGCTTGCTGGCCACCGTGCTAATCGGGGCCGCTAGCTCTGATACCTTCGGTATCGCAACGAACCCCGCGACCGAGGAGGATCAGATGGAGAGCACCGAGGAGACCCAGCCCGTCAGCGAGCCGGCCGACGAGCCCGGCGCGACTCCGGCAGCGGGCGAGCCCAGCGAGCCGTCGTCCGAGCCCCAGGGCGAGCCCGAGCCGGAGCCCACCGACCCCGAGTAGCACCGTCTCTGCGACCGTCGGTCGCGTAGTTCCCGATGGACTTACGTGACCGGCGGTCGCCTATCGTGAGCCGCATGGGAAGCTCCGCCGCCTCCGCGCAGCCGCGGCCCGATGACCTCCTGATTCGCGAGCAGTTCGACCTCGCGCTCCTCGAGTCCGCCGATGGCGACGGCGTTTTCAACGCCGACGGCACCGTGAACATGATTCTGCTTCGCCCGTGCAACGGGCGCGGCATCGGACAACGCATCTACGAGGCCGACGTGCTCGAGCGCGACGCTGGCGTGTTCAAGGGCCTGACGATGTACGACAACCACGACGCGCCCGCCGCCCGCAAGGCGCGTGCGCCGTTTCCCCGGCCACTGTCGGAGGTCGGAGGCGTAATCCGCGAGTCGTTCTGGGACGGAGACTTCACGACGCCCGAGGACGCCGAGTTCGACTTCGGCAAGGGCGCTGTCGTCGGTCGCTGCATGCTCTCCGATGAGATGGAGGCGATCGTCCGCAAGATGCCTGAGGTCGTCAAGACCTCGGTCAATATGCAGGCGACGTCGATGCGCATGGGCAGCCGCGGCGGCAAGCGCGGCTGGCTGGTCGAGGGCCTCGCCGACGACCCCGAGAACTCCTCCGTCGATCTCGTCACGAAGGCTGGTGCCGGGGGACGTGTACGTTCGCTGCTCGAGTCGCTCTACGATCCGGGCAGTGAGACCAGCGGTAGCGGAATCGAAGGGATCGACATGGGCGACATGACGCTGCAGGAAGCTCTCCAGACCCCCGAGGTTCAGAGCTACATCGGTGCTCAGGCGGAGGCAAAGGCGGAGGCACTCATCGAGTCCAAGCTCGACTCCATGTTCGAGGCGCGCGAGAACGAGCTGCGCGAGTCGATCCGCGAGGAGGTCCGCGAGGAGCTCGGCCACACCAGCCGCTGGCGTGGACTCCACACCGAGGCCGCTCGCCTGATCGAGGCCGCGAAGCTGCCGACGACCGCGAAGGCCAACCTGCTCGAGGACTACGGCCTCACCGAGGAGGACGACGACACCGTCACCCCCGGCCGCTCGCTCGCGCTGATCGAGGCCGAGACCGACAGCGAAGGCAAGGTCACCAAGGCCGCCAAGCTCGTGCTCAAGGACGCGATCGAGGAGGACGTGAAGCGCGTCCGCAACGTGCTGCGCGAGGCCGCTCCGAGCGTGCCGGTGGCGCCAGGCGCAAATGCCGAGACCGCCGCGACTGGCGCACAGTTCGGCGGCCAGGACTCAGCGTGGGCGCAGCGCCTCAAGCAGCGCGGCCTCGACCCGGCGCAGTTCGGCGCGACGAAGCCAGCGGAGCCCGCGACCACCACCACGGAGTAGCTGAGGAGGCCCGTCCGACATGACCGTCTTCAACCTCGAGCCCGGCAGCGTCGCCTACGTCGTCGCGGGCGTCGACGTGCGCAACAAGGTCGTAGCGGCCGACGATGGCTACGCCGGAGTCGCGATCAAGCAGCTCACGCCGGCCGCAGACGCGCCGCGGACGGACCGCAACCTGATCGAGGCCGGCGAGAGCTACCTGCTCTTGCTCACGGGCAAGGCCGACGTCGCAGCGGCGGACCTGCCGGGCATCGCGAAGGGCGCGCTCGTCTACGTCACGGAGGCGACGAACGCCATCACCGCAGCGGCCGGAGCCGGGAAGCTCGTGCTCGGGAAGGTCTCCGAGCTGCCCGGGGAGCGCGGGACGCCCGCCGACATCGTCCGCGTGAACATGGACCAGAAGGTCTAGAAGGGGGCCACGAAGGACATGGGACGCAGACTGGACTGGGGCCGCTGGGGTGGCCCGATCGAGACCTTCGATATCTACGAGGAGTGGCGCGACGAGCGCATCCGTCTCATTGAGGCGGGCATCAACCCGCGCACCGGCGAGGCGATGGACCTCCAGCTCCTCGAGGCGTCCCCGGACGCGAAGGCCGACTTCGCGACGTTCATGTGGGAGCCGATCCAGGCCAACTTCTACAAGGCGTACGAGCGCGTCGAGTCGGAGTACCGGCGCTTCGTCGGCATCGAGTCCGTCAACTCGTTCGATGAGGTCCGGATCAAGGGCATCAACGGCCTGACCGGCATCGGCTACATCGGCGAGCTCGGGACCTACCCGGGCCTCCGGCGTACGTTCCGCCCCGAGGCAGCGATCGTCGTGGACACCTACGGCGGCGAGTACGCGATGACGCGCAAGCTCTTGCGCTCGAACGGAATTGACAAGATCGTCCAGCGCAACCCGGAGGACCTCGGCGAGGCGATGGCCGACTACGTCACGCGCCTGATCGTGGCGCTGATCGTCGCCAACCCGAACGCGCCCGACGGTGCGCCGATGTACTCGCTCGCGCGCGGCAACCTCGTGGTCGCCGACCTGTCCGAGGACTCGCTGGTCGACGCCGCCGTGTGGCTGCGCACGCGCAAGGACCCCGACAACCGGCCGATCCGCGTCCGGCTGCGCACCGCTGTCGTCCAGAACGACCGCCAGGCGCTCCGGCTGCGCCAGATCGTCCAGTCGCAGGTGCTCCAGATCCAGACCGGGCGCACGACCCCCGAGGCCAACGACGAGTTCGGCCGCGGGACGATGAACCCGATCGCCGACGCCGGGATCATCCCGCCCGACGGCATCGTCATCGATCCGTACTTCCCGGATGCCCAGGACGTGTACTTCTTCGCGGACCCGGACCGCCTGCCGGCGTTCATCGCGGCGTTCCTTGACGGCCAGGAGCGGCCGATGATCGGCATGTCCGACGCGACCGTGATGCACCTGTCGAACTCGAACGGGAACGGCCACGATCCGTACACCTTCCAGGGCGACCGGATCGAGTACAAGATCCGCCACGACGTGGGCGCGTCGGCCGTCGAGCCGCTCGGGACCTACAAGATCGCGCCGGCCTAGGAGGAAGCGCCGATGGCACCCACGACAGAAGAAGTCGAGTTCCGCGCCTCCGACCTGATCGGCTCAGCGGGCGTCGGGTCGAACGGCGAGAAGCTGATCGCCACGCTCGACAACCACTACCCGCCCGAGCTCGACGCGGCGCTGACCAAGCGCGTCAACACAGAGCTGACCGGCGACCTCACCAAGGACGACGTCAAGAAGGTCGCGAAGATCTCGGGCTACGACGAGGTCGCCAACGTCAAGGTGCGCGGGGGCGAGCAGTCGGCAGACGACGCCGTCGTCACCTATGTCGCCATCCAAGACAGCGTCGTGTGGAAGGGCTGCTTCCCCTACTCCGACCTCAAGAGCGGCAAGAGTGACGCCCACGTCTCTCAGCGCGACTCGCTGATGGCCTCGCCTGCGGCGCGCGACCACCTGGCCGCCCAAGAGAAGGCACGTGCGGCGGGCGCGGCGACGCCTGCCACGAGTGGCCCCGCCGACCCGATCGCGGCGTACGAGGAACTCAAGGCGCCCGAGGTCGTCGCCTACCTCGAGGAGCACCCCGAGCGCGCCGCTACGGTCAAGGCGATCGAGGTCGCCACGCGCGGCGAGGACGCCCGCAAGACGATCCTCGAGTGGGAGCCGAAGGCCCCCGAGGGCACCGAAGGCGGTGGGCCGCCCGACGGTGGCACCGCTCCCGACGGCGACAGCCCTCCCGGCGACAACCCGCCCAGCTAGGCACGGTATTCATTGGCGAGCCGGGAGAAAGCCCCCGGCCAGCGGCCCGCTTCGGCGGGCCGTTGACGTTCCTGGACTTCTGCTACCGGTGGTCGCTTATGCTGAACGAGGAAAGGCGAGTGCCCCCGAGGTTCCGGGCGCTTCTGTGCTCGCAAGAGCCTCGCTTCGGCGGGGCTCTTGTCGTTCGTGGACGTGTGCGACCGGAGGTCGCTTACCGTGTTAGGTGATGGACGCCCCGAGCGCCGACGACATCCGGGTATGGGCGCCGCCGGCGTTTGACTGGGCGAAGTACGGCTTCCCGGCGGGTGTAGACCCCGATCCGCTCGCGATACGCGTCGAGTGGGCAGCGGGGCAGCTGTACGCCGTCACCGGCCGGACGCTCGCGTCGATCGTGTCGGCCGAGGAGACATCGATCGCGCAGAAGGTGCTCGCCGCATTCACCATGGGCGAGGCGGTCGGGGGCGGCGCAGCCGCGATCAAGGTGCTCGAGGCGCCTTGGCTGAAGTCGTTCACCGCAGGCTCGTACTCCGAGACGCGCTTCTCGCCAGCCGAGCTCGCAGGCGGCCAGGCGAAAGCGCCGCCCTACCCGCCGACGCTCTGGGCGCTCCTGTGGGCGCTGATGACCGAGGACAAGCGCGATGAGTGGCGTCTGATCCTCACCGGCCAGCGCCCGCCGGCTGGCACGTTCGTGGAGCCCGACTGGGGCGAGTGGGGCGAGACCCCGGCGCGCATCGCCGGGCCCGGCGTCGAGTCCTGGTAGCCGGTGGACAGCGCCCTGATCCATCGCGCACGGCTCGTCGGGCAGAAGCGTGGCGCCGTGCGCAGCGCCCAAGGCTCCTACGCACGCGAACCGATCGAGGCCCCGTGGATCCCGGCGCGCGTCATGGAGCGTGGTGCCGTGGCCGCCAAGTCGCGGCGCGGCCAGCAGACGACCGAGGCGCGTGTCCAGCGCGGCTACGAGCTGCTGATCGGGCCAGTCGATGAGGACGGCGCCCCCGTGGAGAAGCCGACGGCGAGTGCGCGCTTCGAGACCGACTGCCCGATCCTCGGCAACCCGACGATCGAGCTGAGCGGCGAGCCGGAAGTGCTCACGAACGGCGTCGACCTGATCGGCTACATGGCGTACGGCGACGTGCCAGGGGAGCGGTCGTGACCGTCCACGTCTACCCCGTTGCTGACCTCATCGAGCACGAGTTGACCGCAGACGCCTGCGTCTGTGGGCCGCGCGTCGAGTTCCCCGGCGAGATGCTCGTCGTCCACCACTCACTCGACGGCCGCGAACTGCGCGAGCCGGACCGCGACCCGCCGGAGGACGATCGCTGATGCCCTTCGTCGCCGACCGGCGCCTCGAGGACATGCTCGACCCGAGGGCCGTGACGGTGGCTGGCCGCGCGATGACGGAGAAGGGCGGCGACCACCTGCAGCGCGCGACGAAGGAACGCACGCCAATCTCCACCGATCCGCTCGGCGGCCTACCACGAGAGCGCCCGCGCGGCACTCTGCGTGAGTCGATCGTGCGCGGGCCCGTGCGCCGACACACGTCACCGATCGGTCGCGGCTGGCAGGTGCGCGTCTACACCGAGGACGAGGTCGGACCCTACGTTGAGTGGAACACAGTCCCGCATCCCATCGAGCCGATCCCGCCAGGTCGCGCGCTGCGCTTCTACTCGCGTGGCGCGATCCGCTTCGCGGGGCGCGTCCTCCATCCCGGCACCCAGGGCCATCACATGTTCGCGCGCGCGGCCGCGTGGCTCGAGGCCGAGGTCCCGCATCTCTTCACCGCCGAGCTGGCCCGGTTCGGCCATGACCTGACATCGCGCGTGCGGCGCGTCGAGGACCTCTTCTAGTGCGCCGCGAGCTCGACGCGATCCTGTCGCTTCAGCGGTTCTTCGCCGGAGTCCTGCCCGAGCCCTGGGACGTGCGCACCGAGCTTGAGGCAGGCGAAGCGCCGGAGCGCCCGTTCGCGCTGATCGAGCAGGCGGGCGATGCGCAGACGACGGGCGCGCCACCGATGCAGGAGATCGCCGTGCCGATGACCGCGAACCTGTACCTCGCGGCGGCCGAGACGCGCGAGGCCGCAACCACTGCGGCGCTCGAACTGCGCGAGGAGGTCTGGAAAGCCGTCAAGTGGGGATTCGACCCGCGCCGGCCGACGACCGACCGCATCCCCCTCTACGCCTATGAGCCGCGGCTCGAGCGCCACCGCTTCCGCGTCGCCTTCGCAACGGCTGGGACGTTCGTCGCGTCGGTCGATGGGCATGAGGCAGTGCCGCTCCCGCCCACGACGATGGCCGAGGAGCTGGCGAGCGAGATCGAGGAGGCACTCGCCGACTCGGGCGACTTCCCAGACCTCGCGCCCGGCGACGTCGTCGGCCAAGACCGTGGCTCGGGCCTGTGGGACATCGAGTACGGTGGCTCGCTCGCCGGCCAGAACATCGGCCCGCCGTCGATCGACGGGGCGCTGCTGACCGGTGTCCTCCCGGTGGTCGAGGCGAAGACCCTACTGGAGGGCGCGCCCGCGCCGTGGCGTGGGCCGAGCGACTACATGCGCGTCGCCTCGTTCGCCCAGAACACCGTCCGCGACCAGTCGGACCCCGCCCTCGTGATGGTCGCGGCCGACCTCAGATTGACTTTCGTGCGTGGACTGCCTCTACCGTTGGACCGGAGAATCCTTCAGCGCGTTAGCGCGACCGGAAGTAGCGGATCGGAGGCCTGATCGTGGCGGACGAGAACGAGCAGCAGGGACCGGAAGCAGGCGCCTCCGACGATGCTGCTCAGCCGAAGCCGACACGCGCGGAGCGTCGCGCCGCAGCACAGGAGGCGGCCGAGCCGACCTTCACGCGCGAGCGACTGGTCGGCCCCGATGGACCGACGATCACGGGGCATCCCCATCCGGTCCTGGTCGGCGCGCTCCACGACGAGCAGGAAGACGCCGAGTTCACCCGGGCGCAGATAGAGCGGAAGGTCGCGACCTTCCACGAGCGCCCCGTCGCGACGGAGGGCTAACGAGCGATGCCAGCACCGAGCGAAACTGTCAGGCCAAAGCTCGCCGACGTCTACTTCGACTGGCAGGCCGAGGGCCGGACGGTTCTGCCGCCGTCGATCGGCGGCATCGTCGCACTCGCCGCGACCTCTGATTGGGGACCGGCGAACACGGCGAAGCTCTACCAGTCAGAGGACGAGTTCCTCGCTGAGTTCTCGGGCTCCGACACCGCGCTGCGCCGCGCGGTCCACGACGCGTTCAAGGGCCAGGGTGTCGACGGCAAGGCGGGCGCCGGTGCCGTCCTCGTCTATCGCCAGGCGACGGGCGCCGCGGCGAAGGCAGCGGTCACGCTCGACAACACAGCCGCCGCCGACGCGATCACCCTGACCGCCAAGCACCCAGGCACGCGCGGCAATGCCTTCCGCTTCACCGTCCAGCCAGGCTCGGTCGGGACCAACGAGCTGCTGATCCTCGACGATGCGCTCGTGGTCGAGCGGTATGTCCACGACACCACCGACATCGCCGGCCTCGTGGACGAGATCAACCGCTCCTCCGACTGGTTCGACGCGGCGCTCGTAGCCGACGGCGTTGCGCTCGCCGCAGTCTCCGGCGTCGCGGCCGTCGGCGGCAACGACGGGGCAGTGCTGACAGGCACGGAGTGGACCAGCACCTTCAACGCGCTCGACCGCGAGCGGTGGTCGATCTTCGCCGCCTACGGGCTGACCGACGCCACCATCCGCGCGTCGCTGGTCGCATGGATCGCGCTGCGCAACTCGCTCGGCGCTCGCTGCTTCGCTGTCGTCGGTGGCGCGACAGGCGAGACGCTCGTGACGGCCAACGCGCGCGCGGTCGCGATCAACAACTCGGACGTGCTCAACCTCGGGCGGGGCACCCTGCACCTGACCGACGAGGACCGCGATGTCTCGACGGCCGAGTTCGTCGCGCGATACGCGGGCGCGCGTGCGTGGCGTGGCGAGGCGCGCGACGACATCTACGTCCGCTTCGCCGATGTCGAGATCGTTGACGGGCCGACGCTCTCCGAGCAGGAGCAGGCGCTCGACGGCGGCACGATCGTCTTCGCGCGCGACACCAACGCCGCCGCGCCGGTCTTCATCCGCGAGGGTGTCACGACCTACACCGACGACACTCAGAGCCCGCTCGACGCCGAGGGCAACAAGAAGAAGCCGGTCGCGCTCTACCGCCGGATCAAGAACGTCGCGATCCAGCACGGCATCGAGCTCGAGATCGGCGACTGGGCGCGCTCGGGCGACGTGCTCGGCGACCAGCCGGTGGACGACAAGACGCGCGAGATCGTGCTCGGGCGCGTGCGGATCGCCTACAAGACGCGCGAGGCCGCGCGCATCGTCCAGCCTGGCTGGACCGTGGCGCTTGACGGGCCCGTGTCCGACGACGACGACTTCGTCGCCTACCTCCACGGCTTCCACGACCGGCCCAGCCTCCGGCAAATCTTCAACTCGGCGCGCGTCGGCTGAAAGGGGACCTAGGCGATGGCGGACCAAATCAACGAGGGCGCGTACAGGATCTCCGGCCGGTTCGGCGAGGGCTTCTTCATCGACCCCTCGGGCCGCCGCCCGCCGCTCAAGATCATGGAGGCGACGGCGATCACTTTCACGCTCGAGCTGGGCGTGGTCGACGTGCCGCTCGGCGGCAACCGCACCGGCACCAAGGACGGCGCCGAGGCCCGCGAGGGCACGATGACCGTCCAGAAGATCGACAACTTCTTCGAGAACATCGTCTTCGAGGCCCGCTCAGGAAACCTCGAGGCGCGCCGGCGCGCTCGCGACGCCGGCCAGCGCATCCCGCGGACCTTCACCCTCCAGGTCTGGGAGGACGACCCCGAGGCGCTCGGCGCGATCGGCTGGCAGCTCGACGGCGTCCGCATCCGGCGCCTCCAGGGCGGCTTCGACTTCGGCGACGAGATCACCAACCGCGAGCATCCCTTCCGCTACGAGGACATCGGCCGGATCAAGAACTTCGAGCGGATCGGCAACCAGATCGACCCGACGACGGGCCTGCCGGCGATCCGCTACCTCGCCCCAGACAACGCCGCCTAGCGCGTCGTGGCGGGGCTGGTCGACTACGAGGCGGTCATCGTTGATCTCCGCGGCCACCTGCTCGAGCGCCCGTCGTGGGGCGCACCGCAGCTGCGTGCGCTGATCGATGAGCTCGAACAGCGCCACCGCATCGATGAGTCGGCCGACGCCGCAGTGCTGCGCCGCTTCGGCGGCCACCTGACAGACACCTTCTTGGGCCTCGTGCCCTACCCCGCGACCCCCGACCCGCTCACCGCAGACGATCGCTCGGCGACATCTGAGGCGATGGAGGACGGCGCGACCCCCCGATCACCACAACCGACGGAGGTCTCATGCCAGAACCCACCACCGACATCCCCGCCGACGCCGGCCTCAAGCCGGGCGAGCCGGACGCCCCCGCTCGCAACGGCGACCAGCTAGTCGCAGCCGCCGCGCGCGGCGAAGGGCTGGCTCCGGAGGAGTCGGCCGATCTGCTCGCCTACTACCTCTCGAACGAGGCACTGCCCGGCGACGAGAAGACCCTGCCCGTGACCATCGAACTTGGGCACGGCGATGGCGCCCGCGAGTTCCGCTGCGAGATCCATCCGATCGAATGGTCTGAGTGGCAGGACGCGCGTGAGCGGGCGACTGACCAGAAGACCGGCGAGTTCGATGGCTACGTGTTGGCGTCGTGGAACGTCGCGCGCGCTCTCGTCACGCCGAAGCTCGGTCCGACGGTCGCCCGCCTCCAGAAGGAGCAGCCGGACAAGGCGCCACCGGACGGCGCGGCGCTGCTTCGGAGGATGTTCCGCCGCCAGTCCGGCGCGCTGATCGAGCTTTCGGCCAAGGTGCTCGAGATCTCGAAGCTCCAGAACGAGAACAACTCGGTGAGGGAGGTCGAAGCCGCAAAAAACTGATCCTCGCGGGCGGAGAGGCGTGGCTCGTCTTTTGCGCCTGGCGCTATGGCAGCGAGGACCCGTGGCGGTTGTTCAACCACCTTGACGCGGAGTACCGCCGCCTCTGGGACCCCTCGCTGCCCGCCGTCCGTCCGCGACATCCCGATCGGTATCAGCGGTTCATGTATGGGTGCGCCAAGGCAGCGGCGATCATGGATCAGAAGATGAAGAATGCGCGACCGTCGGTAACGCAGCGCAAGCGCCCGCCTGCTCCGGAGAAGCCGGGCATCGTCATGCCGCTGGGCGTCCGTGACCCGCGCGAGGGGGACTGAGCCGTAGCGGCGACGGTTGAAAGTACGTTCGTCCTGCTTGATCGCGCCAGCGGGCCGATCAGACGCATCCGCCGCGAGCTGCGCGACACACGGATAGAGGCCGAGCGGACCGGCCGGGCGCTGGACGATATGTCGGGTCCGCGCGCCGCGCGTCAGCTCGAGCGCACGGCGCGCGAGATGGGGGTCGTCGGGCAGCAGTCGGACTACACGTCGACGCGCCTCGACCGCACCGAGCGCAGCATGGGCCGCGTCGAGCGGCGCTCGCATTCGATGGGGCGCGAGGTCCGGGTGCTCGGCAACACGCTGCGGGCACTCGGGGCGATCATGGGCCTGCTTAAGTGGCCGGTCCTGATCGCTGGGATCGGTGGTGCGACCCAAGCGTTAGGAGGGCTGACCGCCGGCGCGGTCGGGCTGGTCCCGAAGTTACTCGACATCGGTCCGGCCGCCGCAGCGGGCGGAACCGCGCTGGTCGGACTCGGCGTGACGATGGGTGTCGTCAAGCTCGCGACGAGTGGCCTCGGCGAGGCGCTCGGTGGCAACAAGAAGGCGCTCGAGCGACTTACCCCGGAGGCGCGCGCGTTCCTGCAGGTGCTGCGGTCCTACAAGCCCGAGGTCGATCGACTCCGGGCGACGGCGCAGCGCGGCCTCTTCCCAGGCGTCGGCGAGTTGCTCACCGACCTCCGCTCGGGTGCTCCGGAGATTCGGGCCCTGGTGGGTCGCACCGCGCGCGACCTCGGTGGTCTGGCGCGCTTCAGCGGGCGCCAGACGCGTCAGACGGGCTTCTGGCGTGATCTCGTCACGCTCGGCGACCAGGGCTCGCGCGCACTCGGCGCCGGCGCGCGCTCCGGATTCCACTTCGCGCGCGCGCTTGAGCACATCCTGATCGCAGGCGGGCCCTTCACCGACTGGCTCGGGACGGCGATCGAGCGCGAGTCGCGTGTTGCCGAGCGCCACGCGCGCCTCGCGCGCGAGACGGGCTCGCTTGACCGGATGTTCGACCGCGCCAAGCGGTCGCTGCGCACGATGTGGGATGTCGGCTCGCACACCTTCGGCGCCCTTCGCGGGCTCATGCATGCGGCTCGCGGCGAGGGCGACGACCTCTGGGAGTCGATCGACAAGGGCGCGCGGCGCTGGGACGAGTGGTCGAACTCCATCGAGGGCCAGACGGCGTTGCGGCGCTGGTTCATGGAGACGCGGCCGGCGCTCTCGGAGACTGTCGGACTCGTCGGCGATCTCGGCAAGGCGGTCGCTGATCTGAGTCGTGGGCCGGAGGGTGCGCAGATGCTCCACTCGCTGCGCGAGGCCCTCCCGGCTCTCACCACCGGCGTCAAGTCGCTGACGGCGAACTTCGGACCCGCCGCGATGGACGCGCTCGGCAGCGGCCTGACTCTGCTCGGCGATCTCGCGGCCGAGTCGGGGCCGCTGACGCTGTTCGCACGCGCGCTCGGGCTGACCGCGCGCGCAATCGATGACCTGATCCACGTCATGGGCCCAGCGGGCCCCGCGCTAGCGACGTTCGCCAGCACCCTGCTCCTGATGCGCCGCTTCAACATCGGTGGTGGTGGTGGTGGTGGTGGTGGGTTGCTGACAGGGCTGCTTCTCGGTCGCGCTGGACGCCGCGGTGGCGGGGGGAGGGCGGCCGCCGGACTGGGCGCAGAGGAGGCCGCTATCGGTGCGGGAGCTGGGCTCGGACTGCGTGGGCTGCTTGGCTCGGCGCGCACTCGCTACCGGTTCGGCCGCACCGGCGGCTTCGTCGTCAACGCTGCGGGCGAGGCCGAGCGCGTTGCGGCACGCGGGCGCTTCGGTGCTGGTCTTGGCATCGGTGCGGCTGCCGGGCGTGGCCTCGCGGGCGGTTTGGGCGCGCTCGCCGATCTGGCCCTGCCTGTTGCTGGCATCTCGGCGCTCATCGGCGCAGCCACGACGCGCGGCGACGTCCACACCCGCGCCGCAGGCGCGCTCCACGCCGGGAGCTTCGGACTTGTCCCGATGCCCCAAAGCGACGCTCAGATCGCAGCGGGCGCCTTCAAGGGCGTTCCCGAGGGAATCCGAGCGGGCCTCGACCGCTTCGGCGGCGACCGCCCGAGCTACGCCCAAGCCGCCAAGCAGGTCCGCTACCTGACCCAGATGCAGGGCTACTACGCGACGGAGACCTCGCGCAGTGGCCGAAAGATCAAGGCCCAGATCGACCAGGAACTCCAGTTGCGCCGCGAAGTGCTGCGGACCATGAAGCAGCAGCGCGACGAGGCGTCGGTCCGCCACGGCGACGAGCTCGGCCAAGACATCCGGCGCGGGTTCGGCATCCGCGCCAAGGCAAAGGGTCCGGCCGCCGCGATGGACCAAGCGGTCGACGCGACGCTCCAGAAGATGCGCGGCATGCGCCCGGCCGGCGCCAGGGTGCTCGGCGAGAACATGCTCGCGTGGGCGCGCGAGCAGGCCCGCCACAACCCGGCGCTCCTGAAGGAGTACGAGCGCCTCGAGCAGTCGATCAAGCGGTCGTTCTCGCGCACCGGCCAGCACGTCGCGATCGTCAACGGCCAGATCCTCACCGGCTCGCGGCGTGAGTGGAGCAACATCAAGACGGCGCTCACGACCCAGACCGAGCAGGCGCGCCAGGAGGTCTCGGCCGACTTCACTGCGATCCAGAACCAGGCCGTCGGCTCGCTCACCGCGATGGGCTTCTCGCCCGGCCAGGCGCGCTCGCTCGTGCGCCAGATCGAAGCCGGCGGCACCAAGCGCGGCGGCGCACAGGCGACGATCCGTGCGGTCGGCAACTACGGCGTCGACCCGGACCTCGCACTCAAGCCGCACGGCGATGGCATCGGTGGCCCGACGCCAGAGGACCGCCGCAGCGCGATCGCCGCAGGGCGCGTCGGACCCGGCTCGCAGTCCGGTGGGCTGATGGGCGCCAACCCGAACCTCGGCCCGTATGCGGCCGAGGCAGCCCGGTACGGGCTCCGCGTCTCGAGCGGGCTGCGGCCAGGGGCGATCACGTCGTCGGGCAACGTCTCCTACCACGCCTCAGGCCACGCGCTCGACTTCGCCGGGCCCAAGGACGCGATGCTCGCCTTCGCCCATGCGATGGCCTCAGAGCACGGCGCGGGCCTCGAGGAGCTGATCCACACCCCGCTCGGGCGCGGCCAGATCAAGGACGGCCACCCGTACACCTACACCGGCCAGGTCGCCAAGGACCACCTCGACCATGTCCACGTCGCCGACGTCGACCCGAAGGGCGGTGGGGCGCTGAGGATCGGCGGGCTGTCGATGGACACCGCTGGCCCTGGCTTGATGAGCCTCACGCTGCGTGCGCCGGGGTCGCGGCTTGCGGGCGCGCCTGGCGCGGTCTCGGGCGCGGCCGGGGCGCTCTACGCGATGGGCCTCCAGGAGAAGCTCAACGCCGCGATCGGCGGCGGTGGTGCGCTGACGGGCGGGGCGGTGCCGCACGGCATGCTGTCGGTCGGGGACATGGGCCATCTCTGGGTTATGGCCGGTGGACCGCCCGCGCTGGCGCACCTGATGGGTGCGATCGGGATGGCCGAGAGTCACGGCGACCCGAACGCCTACAACCCGTCGGGAGCGACCGGCTGGGCACAGATCCTCGGCCAGGTGGTCGCGGGCAACCTCCGCAACCCGCTCGTCAGTGCGCGCAACGCCGTGAAGAAGTGGCGCGACGCGGGGCACAGCTTCAGCCCGTGGGTGGCGTACACGAGCGGTGCCTATCGCCAGTTCATGGGCGATGGCCCCGGCTGGGCCGGATGGCATGCCGATGGTGGCGACTTCACTGTCCGGCGCCCGACGCTGTTCGGTGCGGGCGAGCGCGGCGAGGAGCGTGTCACGATCACCCCGGCGGGCGCGGGTTCGCGCGACCTCACGATCAACGTCCATCCGGGCGCGGTCGTCGTTCGCGGCGGCGGCCATCTCGACGCGCGGCGCATCCAGCGCATCATCGATCGCCGCCTCGAAGAGTTCGCCGAGGCGGTCCACGCAGAGATCACCGACGGCCGCGAGCAGGTAGAGGCGGGTGCCCTGTGAGCGCCAGTCGCCCAGGCCGCGGACCGATCGCGACGACCGGCACCCTTGCGCTGAAGCGAGCACGGGCGCGGCGCCTCCACGACGGTACGTGGCGCCCCGACAGGCCCTTCACCCACGAGGACGGCCTCAAGATCACCCTCCGGCGCGCGCACGGCATCACCGACCCGGGCGTCCTTCGCGTGCCGCTGCGCCTCCAGGCCCCGGTCACCGGCGACTTCGCGCGCGACAGGGGCCACCCGTGGTCGACCTACGACACCTTGCGCGCGGGCGAGCGGTCGCGCCCGATGGGTCCCAAGCTGCTCGAGCTGCCGATCTCGAGCGTCCTGCTTGACGGGCCCGCCCAAGACTCCTCGAGCGGGCTTGTTGTCTGGCCCTACGCGCCCGAGCCGCTCAAGGTCATCGATGAGCTCAACTACATCGCGGGCATGGGCTCGGGCCCGGCGACGCCGTTCCGGCTGACGATCAACCAGCCGGCGGTCTGGGGCAACGATCCCGTCATCAACATGCTCGCCACGCTGACCCGCGTTCAGGCGACGCAGAAGGCGGGCGAGGTCGGGACCGAGTACCTCGACCTGACGTTCCTGCAGTTCTCCGAGGATGAGCTCGCGCGCCACCGCCAGGCGCGCGCCGATGAGAAGACGCGCTACCACGACCTCCGCTCCGGCGAGTCGCTCTACGACCTCGCGCGGCTCTACTACCACCAGCCCTCGGCATGGCGGCGGATCGCCGAGGCGAACGGGATCAAGGGCGTCAGCGCGTCGTCTGACGCTGAGCTGCACAAGTGGGCCGCCCGCCACCACAAGCGCCGCCTCCGCATCCCGCCCGCGCCGCGCTCGGGAGGCAGGTAGATGGCAAGCGCCAAGGAGAAGCGCCGCAAGTCGGCCCGCGGCTCGCGTCGGCGCCAGGCGCCGCGCAACCGCTGGCCCAAGCCCGCGAGCCCGCTTGAGTTCGGGCGCGAGCAGTTCCGCTTCACGCTGCGCCGTGGCCGGCGGCGCCTCCCGACGCTCAACATCGATCCGTTCATCGAGCACGCCGACTGGGAGCGCCAGGGCTCGCAGCGGACCGGCGAGATCAACTTCCGGCGCCCGCTCTCGGCGCGCGGCGCCGCGGAGATCGCCCACGGCGACACCGTGCGCTGCGAGGTCGCTCTGCGCGGCTCGGGCCGTTGGCGGCGCCTGTGGCAGATGAAGGTCGCAACGCCGACCCACGACATCCGGCCCGGCAGCATCAGCCTCGCGCTCGTGGCCTCGCTCGACGCGGCGGAGAAGAACAGGGCCTCGTTCAAGTTCCGCAAGGACAAGCGCCACCCGCGCGGCTGGACCGCGAAGGAGATCACTATCGCTGTCGCACGGCGCTTCCACATCCCGCTCGGGCGGATCCCAGAGGCCCACCATCACATCACTCGGCTCGTGCCGCACTCGGTGTCTCCTGTCGACGTCGTCACCCGCGCCTGGACGCAGGAGCGCCTTCACACCGGGCGCCGCTACGACATCGACATGTCGCGCGGCCTGCTCGAGGTCCTCGAACTCCGTCGCCCTTGGTACATGCTCCTGATCGGCAAGACGATCATGGACGCGACGGTCGAGCACCGCATCGACGGCATCGCCTCCGCCCTGATCGTCACCGGCACCCGCCACCGCGCCGGGAAGCGCACCAAGGACAAGCTGCGCGTCAAGGTCACCGATCGAGGCCGGCTCCGCCGCTACGGCTACATCGTCAAGACCGTCAAGGCGCCGCGCGGCGTCGACACACGAGCCGAACTGCGCCGTTACGCAAAGCGCCGCCTGGCGCGCATGCACGCGCCGCGTCAGCAGATCGCCTTCACCCACGCCGGGTTGCCGTGGCTCGACCGCGGCGATGCGATCGAGCTCGATCTGCCCGAGGAGGGGCTCAAGCAGATCGTCTTCGTCACCGCCGTGCGCCACAACCTGAGCGCCGGCAGCTACACGATGGATGTCACGGTCGCATGGACCGACCCGTGGGCAGCGGACGAGCGCAAGGCGCGCGTCACGCGCAAGAAGGAGGCCGCCGCCCGCCGGCGCCACCGCGAGCGTACGCGCGGGGCGCAGCACCCGAAGCCGAAGAAGGCAAGGACGCGGGCGAGCGCATGATCCTCGGGCGCACCCGTCCCGGCGCAGACGCCGTCGACCTCGCGGCGGACACCGTCCGCGTCACCGACATCACCGTCGACACGACGCTCCACCTGTCGCACCTTGCCGCCTACCTTGACGGTGGCGGGCCGAATGCCGGGCAGGCGCTCGTGCGCGGGGTCGTCTACGACAGCGCCGATGCCCTCGTCGCGGTCGGTGACCAAATCGCGGTACCCGATGGTGCGCCTCCAACGTGGGTTCAGCTCCCCTTCAGCGAGAGCGGCGGACTCGCGCTTGCGCCCGACGACTACGCGATCGGTCTCCATGTCGGTGGCGTCACCAACTGCGCGCGCACGTTCGTGGATGACCCGGGCGCCGGTGGAAGCCGCGAGGCCGCGGACACCTACGCCGACGGCCCCGCGGCCGTCCTGCCCGCGCCGGCGCCGCTCACCGCCAACCTGCCGACCTTCGTGTCGGTCTTCGAGCCCCTCGCCGTGCCCGCCGTTGACGACCTCGACCTCTCGCGGCTTCCCTGGGATGTCGCCCAGCGCGTCCTCGCCGCATCGGGGGCGCTGCGGCAGTCGCGCGTGGTGGCCACCGCCGGCTGGCACGGCACGATCCTCGACCCCGAGACCGGCGCTGTGGCGATCGTTCGCTCGGATGGCCCGCTCGCGGACCGCGTCGGCGAGCGCATTCGCGTCAGTCGCCGGATCGGGACGCTTGAGCGCAGCGTGGTGCTTGTCGTCCACGACGAACTGCCCTTCCCCGATGAACTCGCCGACGAGGACCTGTCGCTCGCCAAGCGCGCCTTCCTCGACCTCGGGCCATGGTCGGCCGAGAGCCTCCTCGTGGTTGTGGAGACGCTCGCATGAGGGCAGCAGCTCGCAAGATGGCCGACGCCTTCCGCGCAGCTGCCGATCGCCATGCCGAGCGCCATGGGCCGGGGCGCTACCGCGCGACCGTCACCACTTGGAACGGCCAGGACGACTTCGAGCTTGACCTCCACGGAAGCGATCTCACGCTCGACCAGGACGATGTGACGCTCGACCAGACCGTCCGGCGCTACGACGCCGACACCGGCATCGCCGAAGACGACGCGCTGATCCTGCTCGAGTTGGGCGAGGGTGACTTCGTGGCGGTCGGTGTCGAGTCCGACGAGGACGCGCCCTAGTGGCCGAGGACCCGACCACCCAGGACGAGGGCTTCGAGCTTCTCCCGCCGGAGACCGAGCCCCCCGACGCTGGCGCCGAGCTCGCACTCGAGGACGAGCTCGCCGCCGGCGCCGACGACCTGGCAATCGACGTCCCCGAGCCACCCCCGCTCGGGCGCTCCTACGCCTACGACTTCATCGAGCACGGGTTTGTCCCCAGCCAGGCCGGCGGGCCGCTGCCGACCCACGGGCTTGAGACGCTCGCCGTCTGGGGCGAGAAGTGCCTCCGCACGCGCCGCGGCGAGAACCCCGCCTGCGATCCCGACTTCGGCATGGACCTGATGCCCCAAGACCTCCTCGATGGCGGGCCGTTCGACGCGAGTGCGATGGCCGAGTACGAGGCCGACATCCGCCGCGCCCTGCTCGTCCACCCGCGCATCGTGGACGTGGACTCCTTCGCCGTCGAGTACGCCGAGGGCGATGACGCCGTTGCCGTCAGCTTTCGCGTGATCCCCGAGGGGGACGACCTCGATGACCTGGACTTCGACCGACTACCGCTACCGCTGGGGGCTTCGTGACAGCGGCCTCAACGCTTCTGCTTACGGCGCCACGCGCGTGTCCGCGCCACCTTGCAGATGCGGCATCGTCGTCGTCCGTCGCGCTGGACCACTGTGCTCTCTGGCGTGAACTCATGGCCCGCCTTGCAATGCGTCTTGCGCCTATTCGGGAGTCCGCGACGGATGTTCTCTTGCAGCGTGACGGGCTCCAGATGGTCAGGGTTGACGCACGCCGTGGACGTGCAACCCCGGGCCTTGACGTGGTCGATCGTGAGGCCCTCGGGAATCGGTCCGACGAGGAGGGTGTAGATCAGGCGTGGAGCCCGCCAGTGGCGTGCGTCATACCACGTCATCCCGTAACCGTCGGGCGTCTTGGCTCCCGTCCAGAGCCAACATCCACCCCGACCGTTGAAGTCGATCTTCGCGGTGATCCGCGCAGGCAGCTTCTCTCTGATGGAGGCGAATCTACCGTGTGTTTCTGCGACCGTCGGTCACATAGGCTGAGTCGAAATGGCTGATCTCACCGATCTCCTTCCGCTCGCGACGGAAAGTCCCGAGACGATCAAGGCGCGCCTGCTCGCGTCGGTGAACGCCGGGGTCGACCCGACCGACACGCTCTACCTCGACACGGTCGCCGGATCGTTCTGGGACGACATGATGGGGGCGGTCTCACTCGAGATCGACCGCGTCTACGACCGGATGCATTCCGAGGTCCCGGCTGCGGCGCTGCCCACGACGGCGACGGGCGAATGGCTTGATGCGTGGGCGGACGCCGTCGGTCTCGAGCGCAAGGACGAGACGGCCGCCGCCGGCATCGTGGAGTTCACCGCTCCCGATGGCACAGCGATCCCGACCGGCACACAGGTCTCGACCGTCCAGACGTCCGCTGACGCCGACGCGCCGACATTCCAGACGACCGAGGGCGGCGTGGTCGACGTGACCGGCGTACTCGCGTTGCCGGTCCAAGCGGTCGAGCCGGGCGCCGCAGGGAACGTCGCCGCCAACACCGTGACGGTGCTCGGCTCGAGCATCGCCGGCGCGACCGTTACGAACCCGAACGCGATCACCGGCGGCTCGGACGTCGAGACCGACGAGGCACTCGCCAAGCGCATCGGCAAGAAGCTCTCGGGCGCGGGTGGCGCGGGCAACGTGGACTTCTACGAGACAGAGGCACTCGCTGAGCCGGGTGTCGGCTTCGTCACGGTCTTCCCGAACACTCCCGACGTCGGCCACGTAACGATCTCCATCACCGACGTGGACAACAACCCGGCCCCGGCGCCGTTGATCGACAGCCTCCAGGCCCGACTTGATCCCTCAGACCAACCCGCGCAAGGCGCCGGGGAGGCGCCCCCTGGGGCAACGGTCCATGTCACAACGCCGGCTGCGACCAACGTCACCGTCGATGCCACCGTCGTACTCGCGCCGGGCCACTCGCTGGACGGCTCGGGCGGGACGCGCGCGGTCGGCGCGGCGATCGACTCGTCGGTCGCGCGCTACGTGAACGGGCTGCCGGTTGGCGGCGATGTCGTCCTCAGCAAGGTCAGTGCGGCGATCGTGGCTGTCGTTGGTGTCGAGGACTGGACCGTGCTCGAGCTGAACGCTGCGGCGGCGAACGTGGCGGTTGATGACGCGCATGTCGCAAGCCTCGTGGCCACGAACCTGACCGAGGCCTGAGCGTGGCGCTGAGCGCAACAGCGCAGCGGATGCTCGGCTCGCTCCCAAGTTACTACTGGGGGAACCCCTTGGTCGAGCGCGTCATCCAGGCGTGGGCGAACGAGATCGACCGCATCGACGCGCGGCTTGACCAGATCAAGGACGGACTCGTGCCCTCGCTCGCCGACGACACGCTCGGGATGCTCGCTCTCTGGGAGGCGACGCTCAACCTGCCGATTAACCCACCGGACGCCACCATCACCCAGCGCCGCACCGCTGTGAACGCGGCCCTCCGCAAGCTCGACGCGAGCTCGGCCGCTGCGTACATCGTCGTGCTCAGCGCGGCCCTCCGGACGGGGGCGTGGCAGCTCGTCCGAGACTTCCCCGACATGCTCCACGACCGCCTCGACATCCCGTTCGCGCCCGGCTCCTACACGTCAGTACAGGCCGAGGAGATCGCACGGCGCATGCACCCAGCCCACAGGGCGCTGGATGCCACCTATGTCGCGGGCTTCCTGCTCGACCTCGGGCGACTGGACGACGATCTGATGCGGTGACGGTCACCCGCGTGTTACCGGAGGTAACCCGAAGTGGGGATTTAGACCGCGACGGCTCGCGCCGATGAAGCAGTACACGGTGTCCTCCCTGATCGCCCAATCGCTCACGATCGCCGCCCTCGTCTGGGGCCAGCCCGCCTGCGGGCAGCCGCACGTCGCTTGGGTATCGCCAGTAGGCGACCTGCCCAGCATGGCGTGGGGCGCAGCGATCGTCCGCACCCCCTACACCCCTCTCGCCGGGTGGCCCGGTGGGCAGCCGCTCTGCACGATCAGCCTCAACAGGCTGGCGCTGACGGTACGGGGCCGGGGCGCTACCGCGCGCGAGCTCCAGCGCGAGATGATCTGCCACACGGTCGTCCACGAGTGGGGCCACCTGACCGGGCACGGGCACTCCAAGAACCCCGCCAACGTCATGTGGGGCGACGAGGGCGGCGAAGCCGCAGCACAGCCCTACTGGCGCTGCCTGCCGCCTTGGCGCGCTCGCTTCGGCAAGCCCGTCCGCTCTTCCTAAAAGCTGACCCTCCCGTGTGCCTTGGTGGTTGCCGTTGCGCGACCATAGGTAGCGGATGGCGAAGTACCGCGACTTTGCGCCGCTCGACCCGCTGCCGGCGGACTGGACGGATGCGTGGCAGGAGTTCTGGTCGACCGCAGCTCCGAACTTCGTGCTGCGGATCAAGGTCACTGACGACACGGTCATCGAGGTCCCAGCCGGCCCTGGAAACGATCAGGTCGCCGTAGGCATCGAGGGCAATCCGCGCTACAACGACGCGACGGTCGAACGGGTCTCGCCTGGTGGCGGAGCGGCACGGAACCTTGACATCTGGGTCACAGGATCCGCCAACGACTTCGCGCCGGGCGTACCTGGCGAGATCGACAACACCGACTATGCGTTCGCACTCGCGATCACCGAGGTCGGCGTCGAACCGGGCGGCGTGGACATCAAGCGCAAGGTCGGCATGGCGCATTGGGACGGCGTCAAGTTCACGAGCCTGACGCCGAGCGTCGGTGCGAGTGCGGCAAGTCCGGCGGGCGCCGCCGGTGGCGACCTGAGCGGCAACTACCCGAACCCGGTTGTGGAGTCGACCCACGGCAAGACGGTTGCGTCACTGGACGACGCGATCCTCTTCGCCCTGGCGCTCGGCTAGGAGGACGATGGCAACACCGAAGCGCATCTACAAGGGCCAGCCGACAGCGGCGGGCGGCGTCCTCTACACGGCGCCCGGTGGCGGAGGCGGCGCGATCATCAGGGCGGTGCGCGCGGTCAACACCGACGCTGTCGGGCGCTGGCTGCGGCTCGGCACCGCAGGCACAACCGACGCAGACCTGCTCCTGCCGCAGTTGCCCATCGATCCCTCGGGCATGGCCCAGGACGACGGACTCATCATCCTCGAGCCCGGCCAGGCCATCCACGGCAAGGCCGAGGTCGACGCGAAGCTCACGGTCCACATCTTCGGCATGGAGCTGTAGGGCGGGTGCCGCTCGAGACGTTCGATTCCGCCGGGCGCCTCCTGCGCTCCGACGCGGTCGGGATCACGAAGTGGGCGCGTCTCGAACGCACGACGAACCTGGCTCTCGCCCCCGGCAACTCCCAGATCTCGTGGGATTCGGTCGTCGCCGACAACGATGCGATCTTCGATTCCGCGCAGCCCAAGCGCCTGACCGCCCGGACGGCAGGCACGTACATCGTGGTCGTGCGCACGAACGTCATCATCGTGCTCGGCGGCAGCAACGAGCGCAAGATGGTCCTCAACAAGAACGGTGCCCAGGTCGCAGAGGAAATCGACTACGTGACCGCCGCCGGACGGCTCGGCCGAGGGATCGTGAGCCTCGCCCAGCTCGCCGCAGGCGACTACATGACGCTCGACATGTACAACGCCG